CGACGGACCCTGCGGCTCGAGCACTCTAAGGTTGCGCCTGATCCGTTGATCTCGTCCACGAACGTGAAGTATTCGATGACAACTTACATCGTTACTGACACGCCCGTGACGGGCTACACGGTGGCGCAGCAGAAGGAGATTGTCGATGCGCTTGTTGCGTATCTTTCTGCTTCTACAGGTGCTCGAGTCACCCAGTTGCTGGGTGGTGAGAACTGACCGTAGACCTACTGAGGTCTACGAAGCCTCCAGGATTCTCTATATGCATAGAGAAACCTGGGGTTGGGTTTGCATAATCACCGCTAAGGATGACCCACCTTTACATTGAGAAAGGGAGCCATGAAAAGCCTGATTATGTTCCTGCAGTGCGTCCTCGATGATATGGGGACGTGGTGTCACACAAGCACCACTCGTGATTTCAAAACAATCACGAGGCGTTTTGAACACGAAGGGATATCGTTTCTTACGATATCCTTACCTAACTTTGGAAAGGACTTCGAAAAAAGTCTCGACCAAGGTTATGTAGGCCACGACCAGTTCTTAGGTTTTTCGAGAACTGGCGGTCTCCCCCGATTGTTCGGAGGTTTCCTTGACCTTGTGTTCGAACGGAGTACTGGTCGGTTGCGTGACGATCCTTCAGTGTCGGCGATTCAATCCATTCGCCAGCTTACGCTGATGTTTGGAAAAATCAACCTACCCTGCAGCGATGCTAGGGTAGCTACGGCTCTGGAGAATTATGTCACGTGTGAGAAGGAAGTACGAGAAAGCGATGCGAAGGCGGATCCTGATTGGCTCCGCCGCTTCTCTCGCATTGCTGTTCTTCTTTGGTCAGACGTTTTTACCGAGGTTGACCGGAAACTCTGGTCAGTCCCGAGTGAAATCGTCCCAAAGCACGGGCCCGGTGCCACGGCAGACCGACTTACGGGAAACCGTAAGTGGGAACAAGCCGAATGGACCGAGCGTCTTGAACACGTGTTCCCTTTTAGTGAACATGGTGTATCAAGCTGGAAATTCTATTCAGAATCTCCCCGCGTGTCCTTCCTCGAACCTGGCGCTGAAAGACCCGTCAGGGTCATTACAGTGCCTAAAACGCTCAAGTCCCCCCGAATCATCGCAATTGAGTCTGTCTGCATGCAATACATGCAACAAGGCCTATTGGGAGCATTCGGGTCCGCAATCGCTGCGAATGACACTGCAGCAAAGATTGTCGGATGGCAGAGTCAGGTGCCTAATCAGCACCTTGCTCGTGAGGGTTCTATCACTAGAACCCTTGCCACACTTGACCTCTCGGAGGCAAGTGACAGGGTCTCGAATCAGCTCGTACGACTCCTGCTTAAGAACCACAGCTTCCTCGCGGAGGCTGTTGATTCCTGTAGAAGCCGGAAGGCTGATGTGCCTGGCTATGGAGTAATTCGCCTAGCCAAGTTCGCGTCTATGGGTTCAGCTCTCTGCTTTCCCTTTGAAGCCATGGTCTTTGCGACCATTATCTTCTTAGCGATCGAAGAAGAGCTCAACCGACCGTTAACCCGCAAAGATATAAAATCCTTTGTGGGCTCGGTGCGCGTCTACGGGGACGATATTATCGTTCCTGTAGAATTTGTGGAAAGAGTGATCGAGCGACTTCAAGATTTTGGTCTTAAAGTGAACTCGGGCAAGTCCTTTTGGAATGGCAAATTCCGGGAATCTTGCGGTAAGGAGTACTACGATGGCCATGACATTTCCATTGTCAGGGTAAGATCACTACTCCCTACATCACTCTCCGACGCTTCAGAGATTGTTAGCACTACAGCTTTACGTAACC